CACATATATGTTTACATCGCCCTCACCTGTGAAGTGCGGATAGATAGCGTTAACATACTTGACTCCCTTGTCATCGCCAAAGTCAATACCTTCTCTCTCAGCTTTAGAGATGTAAGTAACGGAACTGTTGACAGACAGCCCTGTATTACCTTTGTAAAACTTAGGAGTATCGTACCCAACAATAAACAAAGACTTGTTTGATGGGTTAAATCGTTCTTCTCCCCACGGGGTTGAGTCAGTGTCCCAGTAACCAGAGTCATTGTCCCAAGTAGAAGGGTCAGTTGTTTCGTCAGCTATCACACCAGTAGTAATGTAAGAAACACCTACAATGTCTCTCTCTGACCATGCATCAACTTCCCAGTTCCACACCAATGCTTTGTTGGCAGCACCATTAGCACTATCCTGTGTAGGGAAGTAAACCCAAATCTCTTTACGAGGTACGTCAGCGACACACTTAACCTTGTCTACATGATCAGGATTAATCTGGGTGTACAGAGCCTTAGACATCTTGCTGGTTATGACAGACTTCTTAGAAGTACCATCATGTACATAAACATCACTGACACCTACGACAAAGTGCTTGCCGTCAAACTCAGTAACACAATCACGAGAAAGAATACCCGTATCATCACTAAACACTTTCCTGAATGAGAATATAAAGTTACCGCCTATGAACTGCATAGCCCATACTGCGTCACTTTTGTAAATAAAGAACGTATCGTTGAGCGCAAGCCCATCAATACACCGACCTGCTGTATCTGGTAGGATGTTGTAACCAGCCTGTACCGCTGGGTCTACCGCATCCCATGAAGCAGGTATACCACCTAGAGGAGCTGTATCACTCCACTTAACCATTGAAGGGAAAGCTTCTCCAGTATTATTAACCACATCTAAAGCAATCAAGTAGTTCTTAAACGGACGCACAACACCTGTAGTCCAACCTGTAGGCCATGCTGTCAAGTCTGCCATCTTGCTAGACGCTGGGCTATAAAACTGAGGAGCGTCCTGTCTGTTGTTCATTATCAAAGCGCCATTAAAGATAGAGGAAGTCCATCCATCTTCATAGTCACCAGTGTAGTCTACGTCTGAACCAGCTGTCTGCCTAGTTACATTAGTATTAGTGTTGCCATCTGTCCTATATATCTTATCTTCACTAGCATAGAACCAATAAGGAGCAGTATAGTCTGTCCAAGGCACAGCAATAATAGGCGTAACGGCAGGGGTTATAAAGACTGCCTCATATCCTAATGCTCTGTTGGTTCGGTGGTTATCAAAGTCAATATTACTTACTGAACTCCATATCTCATTAGGTAGCTCATACGGAGACAGGTCAATGTTAACCCCTCGCGGTCTTGATATTTCTACCTTCTTATATGGCATAATTAACCAGTCCTTTTCCAGCGATATACAACACAGTATGGAGGCATGTTCTCGTGAGCGCTGCCGCTACCTTCTGATTTACTCCTAGACGTACTCCAGCCATCATCGTCCGTACCGCCACCAAAGGTTCCCGGCCCTATATTGTTCTGTACAGCAGTCCATCCTGAAGGGCGAGAGCTGCCAGAAGAACCACCATGTAAGGTAGTGTGATAGTGTGATGGCATTTGAGATTTAGTTAACGATACAGTCTTAGCACCGCCAGTGTCATTAATATTATCAAAGTCACTATCAGCTGCGTTATAACCTACAGTTACTCTACCAGTACCATAGGCAACCCAAGTAGTACCAGTGAAGTATGTTGATGGGTTAGCAGAATTGGTAGTTTCAAACAAGCAACCAACAGGATAAACTAGATCATAAATATTACTAACACCAGTTAATAGGTTTAACTCTGCTGTAGATGAAGTACAACCATCTAGCTTATTTAACTCTGCTGCTGTAGCCGTAACACCATCAAGTGTATTAAGCTCGTCTGTGGTTACAGTAGCGCCATCAAGTATATTAAGCTCAGCGGCTGTAGTTGTAACTGCTGCTGAACCAAGATCAGAAAACTGAGTTTGCAATACACTCTTAAGAAGACGTATATGATTATCTCCCTGAGCCTTGCTGTCAGTCCCTAGTGGATTACTTGACACTAAGTCAGTTATGTATGTTGCCGTTTCAAGTCCCATTATAGCCTCTTAATTATTTACGATATTTAGCTGTCTTCTTAGCTATCTTCTTAGGCTGCCTAGATACTTGCTTGCCAGCCTTAGTGTCTTTACATTTCTTCCTGCTTGTCTTTGCATACTCTTTAGAAGATAATGCTTTCCTTGCCTTCTTAGGTAGGTAGCGTTCACAAGTAGCCTTCTTACCTTGAGTACTATTCTTACCTGACTTAGTACCCCATTCTTCTTTAGTCCACTTCTTCAGACTCTTCTGTGATTTCTTTAAGGCCATTACTTGTAGCCTCCACCTGCTGCTTTGTATTGCTTGGCTAACATCTGAGCTTTCCTTGCAGACCATTGACCAGCCTTACCGCCCTTAGTACCTGCTTTGATCTTGTTAAACAAGTTCTTACGCATGGTAGGTTTAGTGTAGTTACCTGCGGAGTTAACTGTAGACTTCTTCTTAGTAGCCACGCTTCTTCCTCTTCTTATTCTTTGCTACTCTCTGACCTCTTTTAGGCAGGGGCCGCTTCTTGTCTTTACAACCACATGACTTCTTCATAGTACTACCTCTTAGACTTAGCGCCAGAACACTTCCAACGCTTACGTGAAAGGTTGTTAGGAGTGTTAGGATCGTTCTGCTTCTTCTTAGGCAGACGCTTCTTAATCCCAAGGCTACGAGCGCAATAGCTATCGCCTTTAGCTGTACCCGCTTTTACTCTAGGGCCGCCACCTTTAGCCTTACCTGCTTGTCCGTAACTAACCTTCTTACCACTAGAAGTTATCTTTACCTTTGCTTTACCTTTACGAGGTTTTCTAGTAGCCATTACTTATCCTCATCTTTTGTTTCATTAAATATACTTTGTATAGTATCAGACTCATATATCCTAATACCTAACCATACAATCGTCAGCAAAGACGCTGTAGGTGGTAGCCATGCCGCTAGTGATGCTACTGCTGTTGACGCTGCTGCTACATCTAACATATCTTTTGTTTGCTCATCCATTTGATTGACCTATAATCCAAGAAATTACAGAGTACAAACCAAAGGCTAATATGGCTATGCCTGTAATCTGTACTGTGTTCCAAAACACTGCTTTACGTTTACGCTCCTGTGCGTATACAGTCTTCTCACGCTGATCTTTAATCTTCCTACGTAAAGCTACTAGCTCAGAGTAACCATTAGGGCCATACGTATACATCAGGAGTTCTCTGAGTTCCTTCTCTTGTTGCTGTACTTTCTTGTTATGGGCATATATCTGCATTGCCTCTTGTTCAATAGACTGTCCTGAAACAATCTTCTTAAACAAAGGCGGGTTCTCAACTCTACGTTGACATTCGTTTAAATCACTTACAGCTCCGTACCAACGAGCTATCTGTCCAAAGGTATCCTCTACATCACGACCAGCAGCCACCATTCGCTTGATAGTACCAAATGCGTTAGTGGCTATACTGATGGCTGTGACGGGATCAATCATCTTACAAAGCCGCTATAATAAAGGCGAGTAGCTGAGTGTAACGGACACCTAGTTGCGTAACTTCTGTGGCTCCTTCTGGGGCTTCTTCCGCAGTGTCATATATAATTCTATCTATGTATGCTTCTTGCGCCTCAACAGCTTCTGAAATTAGCACCTGAGTTTCGTTGCCCTCTTCATCTGTCTGAGTTTCATACACGGCATCAACCGCTTCTACTGCCGCCACTTCCTCATTAGTTTCCCACCATGTATTACTGATAAACATACCATAGCGGCCAGCGTCTAAACCTTCAGCAGTGAAGGCATCACGAAGTTCCTGTGCAATGATGCCGACATGGATACGAGCATCTTCACCTTTTTCCTCTACTCTTTTAATCCAGCGATACTTGCGAATTAACCCTTTACAGGCTGTTGCAACACGCAACTCAGCTTCTGACAGTTCTTCAATGTCTTGTTTTAAGTTTCTGTCTGAATCGTAAATAACGCCTGAAGCATAGACATCCTCAAACCGATTACTATTGCCGCCAAGGTCTGTAACGCCATTTGTGCCAACACCAGCACTGGTACAGGGGATAACATTGTTAGTGCCATTACCTGACATGCGTAGACCAGCAACAGAGTCAGCTATGAAAATCTCATTGCTTTTAATACCAATAGCGCCACGGGTAACACCAGCCTCATTAAGGTGTATTAATGAGCCTTCAGAATTGTAGCGGTTTA